CTTTAAGGAGATAAAGAAATGTCTTTAGCTAAATTTCGTAAGGTAGGAACAAAGACAGGTGCAGGTCGCCTAGTAGTTTCTGAGGGTATTGCCCCAGCAGCTTACTTGCTTCCAGCAGCCGGTCTACCAACATGGTACCTTGACAGTGAAGATGATCGTTTTGAAATCGTCATTCCAAAAGGAACCATTCTTTCAGTAGTGGCAAATGCATCAACAGGTGACGCAGAGGTTGCACCAGCAAACGGTACATCTTCAGCAGTTACTTGGGGTGACTCAATGCCATCAACATGGGACCCAATGGATGGCGCAACACCATCATACAGCTCAGGTGGAACAGATGAAGTTACTGTTCCTGCAAGATCAGTACCAGTAGGTGTTGCTCAGTACGACCTCTATCGTCCATTTGATAAAGGTACATCACAGGGTGCAGGTTTCATCACTCATGGATATGTTGAATATCCAATGGTTGATGGTATCAATGCGGACGTAACAGTTGGATCAGTTGTTAGAGCTGACCACATGGGCCGTCCGGTTAAGGCAGCTGCAGCTGACTTCTATAATTCATCTGCAGTCTATTCTTACCTCCAAGTTGGTAAGGTAGTAGAGGTAGAAAAGTTTGCAACCAACTTTGATGATGGTCTGCTTTCCTACATGCAATTGCCATCGGATCCAGGTGCTTTGAAGACAGTATTTGAACTTACCCGTTCAGGTACATATTCAGGCAAATTGGGTATCCGTTCCAATTTGGATGTTCACAACGTAATTGGTGCATTCCGCGTCAATCTTACACTTTAATAGAAAATAACACAGGAGGAATAGTCCTAAGATGAGTAAGACAATCCAAGAGCTCCTCTCGGGTCTCCCAGCTTGGGAGTCAGCACTAACCGAGGACGGACATATCGATGAAGGTAACAGAGTAACTATCAAGGAAGCGTTTGCATCCCCAGATGCAGCAATTCTCTTCCCAAAGGTTATTTCACGTACCCTAAAGGAAGCAGCAGAGCCACAACTTCTTGTTACTCCGCTTCTTTCAACAGTGCGCCTAGGTAAGGGACGCTCCTTGGAGTTCCCTGCAGTAAACGCAATCCAAGCCTCAGAAATTCCTGAGGGCCAAGAGTACCCAGAGCAGGCACTCGCATTTGCTAAGCAGATCGAGGGCAAGGTCTCCAAAAAGGGTGTTAAGCTAGCTTTCACAGAGGAAGTTATTGCTGACTCACTTTGGGACATTGTCGGCATGCACGTTCGTGCAGCTGGTCGCGCAATGGCAAGACTCAAGGAACAGATTGCACTCAGCCGTTTCAAGGATGCAGCTACAATCGTTTTTGATAACGACAGTGGTTCATATGATGACACAACTGGCCGTGACATTAACGGCACTGCAAACAAGACTGTTACCTGGGATGATGTTGTAGACATGGCAGCTGTTTTGATGGCTGAAAACCATGTTCCAACAGACTTCATCTTGCACCCACTTATGTGGTCAATATTCCTTAAGGATGCGATCTTTCATACAGGTGGTTCAGCAGCTGCAGTTAACACAAGCTGGGGTTACCGCCCACAATCAGCAGACGGTGCGCTTAATGCAACAGCCCCAATGGGCCTCAACGTTATCGTATCACCATTCGTAAGCTTCACAGCTAAGAGTGGTTCAACTGCTGCTAAGTCGGATCTCTTCTTGATTGACCGCAACGAAGTTGGTTCACTCCTCGTCAAGGATGACATGAGCACAGATCAGTTTGATGATCCAAGCCGTGACATTCGTCAGATGAAGATGAAAGAGCGTTATGACATCGTAATGCTTGGTGACGGTGAAGGTATCACAGTTGCTAAGAATGTCAGACTCGCCCGTAACTATGAGGTACAAGTCACAAACGAAATGGCTTAATCTTAGGATTAATTTCATAGCAGTTAAAACACTGGGGGTGGCGAAAGCCGCCCCCTTTGTTTTTGTCTTGTAATAAGTTACTAAATATATATCTTTATTATTTAGGAGATTAGTGTGGCCCTTTCTCTCATAGATGCTGTCGTAGCAATAGATAGCACAATGGTTGTTATTAGATTTCAATCAACCATAAAAATTAGTAGTTTAATTAATGAAAATTTCATTTTACAAACAAATACATCAACACCAAATGTTATTTCAAATCCATTTCAGCCAATACAAACAATTGTTGACTATAATCAAATATCTAGAACCCTTAAGTTGTATTGGGATGAAGATTTAGTTTTAAATAATAATACAGAATATTTAATAAGATTAGTAAATTTTCTTGATGCAGTTAATGAAACTATAGACGAAGAGCAAATTTTATTTACATGGCAAAGCGACAGCGCAACACCTTCTACATTTTCCTCTGTAAGAGCCCCTGAAGTTGGAGAAGTATTAGTAGAAGATAAATCAATCAGAACAGACGCCTACACAAGTGTTCAGATCCTCGCAAAAAATCCAGATTTCTATATATCTGATGTTATTCCATCAAATGGTGATTTTTATTTAGAAAATGACTATAATTCTGGAAGAGTAAAAATAACTTTTAATTCAAGACCAGCTTCTAACTTTTTAAATAATACTTATTTTAAATCTCAAAGAAAAAAAATACAAAGAACACCAACAAGGTGGGAAAATATAGAAACAAGAGTCCAAATGCACTCATGGAAACCAGAAGTGTATATTGATTTTCCTTCACTTGATGCAACGCCAGCATATTATACAGAAGATACTGAATATTTTGAAAGTGGATATAAATATAGAATTATAGTTTCTAAAGACGTTGGAATATAAGATGGCAAATTTTGTTTACGCAAAAGCAAAACAAGCTCTTTTAAATGGAGAAATAAATGTTTCAGCATCTAACTATAAAATAGCTTTACTTAATTCAAATAACTATACTCCAAATATAGCTACAGATGAATACGTTTCCTCAATACCAGCTAATGCGATAGTATCTAGATCAAACAACATTACAAATACCACTAATGTTAATGGAGTTTTTGACGCAGATGATGTAAACATATCCCATGATGGGACAAGCTTTAATGCTATGGTCATATACCAAGTGGGATCATCTGATTCAAATTCAAGATTATTTTTTTATATAGATACTTCAACCGGCCTACCATTTGAAGGTAGTAATTCATCACTAACAGTTACTATAAACTGGAGTGATACAGCTAATAAAATACTAGCCTTATAAGGTTTTAAAATGTCTACACAATACCCTAACGCACTAGATAATTTTGTTAATCCAACAGCAACCGATAGGCTTGATTCCAATACTGTTCCGCATCACTTACAGCATGCAAATCTAAATGATGCTGTAGAAGCTCTACAAACAGTAATTGGTTTAAATCCGGCAGGATCATATTTAACTTTAAAAGATAGAGTAATTAACGCAGAAACATTAATTACTGAACAATCAGTTTTAAATGGATTAACTGATGTTACTATTAACTCAGTAGCTACAGGTCAAGTATTACGTTATAACGGCTCTGCTTGGGTTAACTACGCAGAAGAGAATTTAGTTGATGGAGGAAGCTTTTAAAAATGGCAAATACAATCAGAATTAAAAGAAGGGCTGGCGGAGGTTCGTCAGGGGCACCATCATCACTGGAAAATGCAGAATTAGCATTTACCGAAGTTGATGACGTACTTTACTACGGTAAGGGCACAGGCGGTGCAGGAGGAACAGCTACATCAGTTATTGCCATTGGTGGTTCTGGAGCTTTCACAACTATAACCACTGATCAAACAGTAACTGGAAACAAGACTTTTACTGGGGCAGTGATTGTTCCTACGCCAAGCGCAAACACACACGCAACAACTAAATTATATGTAGATAATTTAATTGCAAATGTAAATGCAAATGTTTCTAATGTTGCAACGTCATTTACAGTCGCTGGAGATTCTGGTTCAAATCAAACAATTACTTCTGGTGTTGATACATTAACAATTTCTGGTGGCACAGGTTTATCATCTGTAGCAAGTAGCACTGACACTATTACCTTAAGTCTTGATAACACCGCTGTAACAGCTGGTTCATATGGGGCAGCCAATACAGTGGCTACTTTTACAGTTGACGCTCAAGGTCGCTTGACAGCAGCAGGAACCGCAACAATTAATATCAACGCTGGACAAATAACTGGCTTTACTGAAGACGCACAAGACGCAGCAGCAGTCCTTTTAACAAATGCAACGCACTCTGGAGTATCAGTAAACTACGATGATGCAAACTCTAAGCTTGCAATCACAAACCTTGGAGTTACTGCATTGACAGGAACCAGTGGTGAAGTTGTTGTTTCTGCAGCAAATGGTTCAGTTACCGTTGGTCTTGCAAGCAATGTCACTGTAGCTGATAATTTAACTGTCGGTGGAAACCTAACTGTAAACGGTACATTAACAGCAATAAATTCAACAACTGTTACTGTTGATGACAAAAATATCGAATTAGCCAGTACTGCTTCTCCATCAGATACTACTGCTGATGGAGCTGGTATAACAGTTAAAGGATCCACCGACAAAACATTTAACTGGGTTGACTCTACAGACGCTTGGACATCCTCTGAATATATGGATCTTGCATCTGGTAAAGCCTATATGGTTAACGGTGCCGTTGTATTATCAAATACAACACTAGGTTCATCAGTTGTTAACTCATCTCTTACATCTTTAGGAACAGTCGCAACTGGTACCTGGAATGCTGGAACAATAGCAATTGCCTATGGTGGAACTGGAGCAACAACTGCATCAAATGCAAGAGTTAACTTGGGTCTTGAAATAGGGGTTGACGTTCAAGCTTATGATGGAGAGTTGGCAGCAATTGCTGGCCTTACATCTGCAGCTGACAAATTACCATACTTTACAGGAACAAATACAGCCTCGCTGACAACACTAACTGCATTTGGTAGATCATTAATAGATGACGCAGATGCAGCTGCGGGAAGAACTACACTTGGCCTTGGAACAATAGCCACACAAAATGCAAATAGCGTGAGTATAACTGGAGGATCTATCACTAACTTAACCACCTTTGATGGTGTAACAATAGATGGTGGAACTTTCTAAGTAAAGAAAGGTTTTATAGTGGCATTACCAAACATCAGTGATGGTCAAATAGCATTAGATCCGCTTAATAGAATATTTTATTATCTTGATAGCGATGGGAATTTAGTTAATTCATCTTTAAATTTATTGCAAGATTCTAGCACTCAAATATCAACTGAAGAAGATTTAATTGTATCTGGAAACTTAACAATTAGTGGCAACACTACAATTATTGAATCAACAGTAACAACTGTAAAAGATCCAATAATGACATTGGGTGGAAAAACCGCACCAACTGTTGACGATAATAAGGATCGTGGTATTGAATTCCGTTGGCATGATGGGACATCGGCAAAGTTAGGTTTTTTTGGATTTGATGATTCTTCTGGTAAGTTTACGTTTATCCCAGATGCAACCAATACATCAGAAGTTTTTTCTGGAACAATTGGAGAATTAGCTGCAAAAATAGATTGGGATAATATTCTCAATAAGCCAACATTAGTAAATTCAATAACCGGAACACCAAATGAAGTAGATGTTAGCTCTTCTACTGGAACTATAATAATAAGTCTTCCTTCCACCATAGCTGTTAACATAACTGGATCTGCAGCTGGTTGGACTACTCCAAGAAAAATAACGTTAGCTGGAGATCTTGAAGGAAACGTAACTATTGATGGAAGCGCAAATGTTACATTAACAGCAAATGTAGTTGCAAATGCAGTTCAGCTTGGGGAAAATACTACTGGTGATTATGTAGCTAATCTTACGGCAGGAACTGGCATAACCATTACTAGTGGAACAGGTGAACAGTCTCAACCAATAATTGCAGTAACAAACAATACATACGATGCCTACGGAGCTGCTGCAACAGCAGAATCAAACGCGGCAACAGATGCATCAACTAAAGCAGCTACTGCATATAGCAACGCAACAATATACACTAACAATCAATTAGCTTTATTTGAAGTTGATGATTTAGCAGATGTTACGATAAATACATCAATAGCTAATAGTTATCTAAAATTTAACGGAACCGCATGGATCAATGATTTAGTTGATCTATCGACAGACACTACAGGAAACTATGTCCAATCCTTAGTTGCTGGAACAGGAATCACAGTCTCTAATAATTCTGGTGAAGGTTCAACACCAACAATTAGTGCCAATGTTTCTTTAGATAATTTAAATGATGTCAACGTTCCATTACCTGGTAATGGACAGCTATTGGCATTTGATGGCAATACAAATACATGGGTAGCCAAATCTGCATTAGATTTAACAATTCCAACTGGTGTTCAATATACAGAAGTAATTGGAAATGGATCAGATGTTGAATTTACAATTACACATGGTTTAACAACAGATGAACCGTTTGTAGTTGTAATGAAAAAAAATGCAAGCAATAACTTTGAAGCGGTCAATGCTCTGTGGGAAGTATCTAGTAATACCCAAGTAAAAGTTTATTTTGAAACACCACCTGCATCAGGAGATGCAAAGGTATTAGTTTTTGGTGACGTTTCTACTGCGTCTATAGTTATATCATCTCTTGACCAATTACCTGACGTAATAACAGGCAGTGCTTCAGCTGGAGATGTTTTATATAGAGACGGTGGCTACTGGGTGTCTCATGCACTTTATCTTAATGATATGGCTGATGTTCAAGGAACTAACTCGGCAGTAGCTAACCAGTTTTTGAAATATAATGGTTCAGCCTGGGTTGGATCAAATATCAATGAAATTCAAAATATTTCAGACATAGCAGATGTAACTATTTCTTCTGCAGTAAATGGCGAAGTATTAATGTACAATGGTTCTGCTTGGGTAAATTCAACTTTCCCAACCAGTGAACCAACTGGAATTGAAAATAAAGCCGATTCTACAATTAGTCTTTCTGGAAGAGTGTTTACGATTGCTCCAGTTTCTGCATCTTACACAGTTTGGTGTAAAGGTAAAAGATATGTTAAAACAACATCATCATCAGTAACCATAACTGATCAGTCAGGCTTACATTATATTTACTTCAGTAATACTGGTGCCCTAACAAGTAAGTTTAATACATTTTTTGATTTTGAAAATGAAGCACCAGTAGCTTATGTTTATTGGAATAGCGGCGGTAACACTCATCACTTCTTTGCAGATGAACGTCATGGAATAGTTCTTGATTGGGCTACACACGAATATCTTCACAGAACACGTGGAGCAGCAATTGCCAGTGGTTTTGGCATTACAGTGACGACTGGTGGTGATGGAACAAGTAACACCCATGCACAAGTCTCTTTAGCTGGTGGAACATTTTTTGATGAAGATCTAGAAGTACAAATTACAGACTCTGCCAGTCCAACGCCAAACACTTGGGAACAAACGCTTAGTCCAGTAGCTCAAATACCAATGTTTTACAGATCAGGTTCTGCTTGGGTAAAAGATGCAGCAACAGACTATCCACTTAAGCACAACGGTGGAAGAGCTATGCACAACCTTAACACCGCAGGAACTTGGTCTACACCAGAAATAGACAATAATAGATGGGGTATATCTTGGATAGTTGCAACAAATAATATTAATGAACCAGTTATAGCAATTCTTGGTCAAGAAAATTATACTTCTACAAATTTAGCAGAAGACGCTGTCTGGGAAGATCTTGACCTGACAGGCTTTCCAATTTATGAATTTAGACCACTACATAAAATTGTTTATTATACATCAAATACATATACTAATGAACCTCAGGCTGCAATTACATCAGTTTGGGATTTAAGAAGAACTTTATCAACTGTAGGATCAATACCTTCAACTCCAGTTTCAGACCATGGTTCTATGACTGGTCTTGGAGATGATGATCATACGCAATATTTTAACTCCACAAGACATGACGCACATGATCACTCAACAGTATTAAATTCAGCTATTCTTGCAGATCTTGGAGATGTTGCAAGTAATATTCCAAGCACTGGACAGTTCTTAAAATGGGATGGTACAGCTTGGGTTCCTGATTCTATACCAACAATCAACAACCTTGATGATGTTGGTGATGTTAGCGCAACAAGTGCAGCAACTGGAAGTGTTTTAGTTTACAACGGCTCTGCTTGGGTAAGCACAATAGACCCTACAGTTGGTGGTAATTTAACGGTAACTGGAAATCTTGTAGTAAATGGAAACACTGTAACCATAAATGCAGAAACTATTACTGTTGAAGATAAGACAATTGAGCTTGGCACCTCTGTTAGCCCAAGCAATACTACTGCAGACGGAGCCGGAATAGTTATCCCAGACGGCTCTGCCAATAAGACATTTACTTGGTCAAATTCAACTTCTGCATGGTCGTCTTCTGAAAGTTTAAACCTTGCTAGCGGCAAAGTAATCAAAATTGCTGGTACACAAGTTCTTTCTGCAACAAACTATACTGGAGAAGCAGCCACAGTAGCAGCAAACTCTGTAACTGCAACAATTTTACAAGAGGGTCCTCCAAGAGCTGGTTTTAGATCTCAAATATCAACAGTTACAACAACTCCGTATGTTTTGCAAGCAAGCGATCTGGCAAAGCTCGTTTTAATCAATGGTTCTACAGGAATGACAGTAACAATTCCCACAGAAGCAAACGTAGCTTTTACAACCGGAGATAGAATTGATGTAACCAGATATGGTTCTGGAGCGGTAACATTTGCAGCACAAGCAGGCGTCACAATGCGTTACACCCCAGGAGTAAATTTAAGAGCTGTATATTCAACCGCAACACTAACTAAAATAGGAACCAACGAGTGGTTAATAACGGGTGACTTGGCGGCATAAAATGACAATCAATAGACGGAAGTGCTTCGGGCACACCTAGAAAAGCTAAACCAACTATAGCTTCACGGAACAGCGTCAAGTACAGCTAATACAACAATAACAAATGCTGGTTTTGTCGTAGGAACTGTATCAAATACATCTACAAACAACGCTCTATTAGAAAATACTGTTAAAACTTCTTTGACAGATACATCTTTAGAAATTTTGGGGACTCAAATTCCGTATGAACGATACGCCCCATTTTTTCCTCCATTTTTCCCACCTTCATTCTGTTCATGTGCACCACAGCCATGGCCAAATAACTGCACTCGCGTTTATCCAAACACTTGTGATGGAACAATGACGTATGAATATTACGACTGTGGATGTTCACAAACTTGCCCAGGAACTGGCGGTTATAACGGAGCTTATATTAATAACTCATGTGGATATGTAGCTCCTGCTGCAGCACCTGCTCCAGCACCTGCTCCAGCACCTGCTCCAGCAGACCCATGTGCTGCATGCGGTGGTGGTGGAGGAGAATGCTATGACTTTGGTTATGGCGCAGGATACCAATGCTTTGTGTATTAATAAATTTTGTGATAAAATTATGAAGAGGAGAATGTTATGACAGAAAAGAGTAAAAAATTTGCAGTTATTATTGGAGAAGAAGTAGCTTTTCTACTTGTACCAGCACCAAATGCACCGCAATATGAACGAGTAATTGCTGCATACTCGAGTGATCCAAAAATAGTTGAAGTACCTTTAGATCATCCAGATTTTGATATAATCAATAGTGAGTGGCGATATTCTGGTGGTGAATTTAAATCACCAATTGAATATAATCCAGATGTAGAAAAACCGCAATAATAATTTGTGTAATAAGTAAACAGAGTTGCAAAATGACAAATGCATGGCAAGAATATAAAAAAAAATTAGGCAATACGCGTCCATGGGATATGGTAAATCCTAATGTTGCGCATGTTTCTGAAGAAAAAGCTTTAGAAAGATTAGCTATATGTGAAGTCTGTCCAAGTCTCCTTAAACTAACACACCAGTGCAAAGAATGCGGTTGTTTTATGAAGCTTAAAACAAAACTTGAAAATGCCACATGTCCACTGGGTAAATGGTAATGTTTGATTTTAATAATAAAGAAACACCTGAATATAAAAACTATTTTACATTTGTAGATATTGAAACTAATAATCCAATACCCATTGAAAAAATAGACAAAAACAAATTTCCTTTTCCTCATGTTGAAAATATAGAACCAGCAAAAATATTTATACAAGAAAATTTCTTAACAGAAGATGAGTGCGATTATCTTACGTGGCTTGCTGAAACACAACTATCTTGGCCTATAATAGGAGCTCCATTTTGGGATGAAAGAAACTTAGGTTTACTTACATATGTCCCCAAACATCATTTTGCAGGTTTTCCCACCGCAGAATTAGTCATAGATATACATAAGAGAATTAAAGAGTTTATTTCAAATTCTTTTAATACTCCAGCTTATGCAGATCAAATTGGAATAAATAGAACGCCACCAAATGGATGGCAAATGCCTCACATAGATTCAGTTCCACACTTAGATAGGGTTGCGGGATGTGTAGTTTTTTTAAATGATGATTATGAAGGCGGAGAACCTTTTTATCCGTATTATGGAATTAAAACAACCCCTAAAAAAGGTACGATCTACGCTCATGATCCAGGGCATTCACACCTTCATGGGGTAACCCAAAATAAAAATAAAACAAGATATATTATTTCTTCAACTTGGACAAAAAAAGCTGAACAGTTTCCATACGCTAGAGAGCTATCTGTTACAATTGACTATATACGACAAATGAAAGAAAATGGACTAGTCTAATATAAATATATATTTTATCAATTAAATTGATACAGTTTATTATTACTATAACTGAAGTTATACTTTTAAAAATAAGGAGCTATGATGGCCTATAGTGGTTCAATTTTTGCAGTTAATAATACGCTTTTACTTAAAAGATCAGATGAAGCCAACAACGCACCAAGCTCTCTGCAATTAGGTGAATTGGCCATAAACGTAGCTGATGGAAAACTTTTTTATAAAAATAGCACAGCTAATGCGATAATCCGGAGTTAATTTAATTTCCAACGTTGTTGGCACTGCAAATCAAATTAGCGTAACAGCTAATGCAACATCGGGTGTTTATACACTATCTTTACCAGCTACCGTAAACACAGGAAACTTAAATGCCAACACTCTAACTGTAAATGGTGTTGCGATAGATCCAGCTGGAGCAACATCGGATCAAGTACTTAAGTTTGATGGAACGAAATTTGTTCCAGCAGCTGATACAGCAGGTTTGGCTGGTACTGTTTACACCACAACAATTGGTGATGGGTCTGCAACTAATTATACTATCGCACACAGTCTTGGGACTAGAGATGTTGTCGTTGTTGCACGTAACGCTGCAAGTCCATATGAAGTTATTGATGTCCGTTGGGAAGCAACAACAACTGGAACAGTAAAATTAGACTTCTCTTCTGCCCCATCGTCCAACTCAGTCAGAGTCGCTGTATATGCAGCAGTAGCTGGATCAACGATTACAATTGGGTCAATTGATGATCTTGGTGATGTGACTATTTCTAATGCTGCAAATGGCGATTTCCTTCGTTATAATGGCTCTGCCTGGATTAATGATCCAGTAAATCTATCTACAGATACAGTTGGCGACTATGTGTCAAATCTTTCAGCAGGCACTGGCATTACAATCACCAATGCTGGTGGTGAAGGCTCTACTCCAACAATTGCCGTAACAGCAAACACCTACGATGCATATGGTGCAGCGTCTAATGCTCAAACTGCAGCAGAAAACTATGCAGCTAACCTAGTAGCAAACGTTGCTACCTCATTTGAAGTAGCTGGAGATAGTGGAACTAGCAAGACAATTACTTCTGGTTCAGACACACTTAGTATCTTGGGTGGGACTGGTTTAAGCACAGCTACTTCCAATACTGATACAGTTACAGTAACTCTTGATGACACTGCCGTAACCGCAGGCAACTACGGTGCAGCAAACTCTGTAGCTGCATTTACAGTTGATGCACAAGGTCGTTTAACGGCAGCATCAAATACAACCATTTCAATTACTGCATCACAAGTTTCTGACTTTGCAAATAGTGCAGTAACATCTCTTACTGGTACTGCTAATGAGGTTGAAGTTTCAGCTGCAAATGGAGCAGTAACAGTTGGTCTTCCTTCTAATGTTACAATAGGTCAGGATCTGACTGTAACTGGAAACCTTACTGTACAGGGTAACACTACAACTTTAAATACTGAGACACTAGCTGTTGAAGATAATAAAGTTCTTCTTAATTCAAGTGTTACAGGTTCCCCATCTGCAGACGCCGGAATTGAAGTTGAAAGAGGAACCTCTAATAACGTTGAGATCCGCTGGAATGAAACATCTGACAAATGGCAGCTATCAAATAATGGAACTTCATATTCAGACATAGCTACATCAGATGATATTAGCTCCATAAATAATACTTTAGCAAACATCTCAACATCATTTGGTGTTGGTGGTGATAGTGGAAATATCCAGTCAATTACCTCAGGTTTAGATGTATTAACAATTGCTGGTGGCACTGGATTAAGCTCTGTAGCTGGCGCAACAGATACAATAACAATTAACCTTGATAACACAGCAGTTACTGCTGGTTCATATGGGGATGCAAACACAATACCAACCTTTACAGTTGACGCACAAGGTAGATTGACAGCAGCCAGCTCTAATGCCGTTAACATTCTTGCAAGTCAAGTTTCTGACTTCCAGGCAAATGCAAGAGCAGCCATCAGTGTATCAGGAGATCTTTCCTATAATTCAAGCACTGGTGTTATCAGCTTCACAAACGACGCTGGTGACATCGAATCCGTAACAGCTGGTGTTGGTCTTAGTGGCGGTGGTTCTTCCGGTGGAGTTACATTAGACCTTGCAAATACAACTGTTACTGCAGGAAATTATGGTGCAGCAAATAGCGTAGCTACTTTCACAGTAGACGCACAAGGTCGCCTAACAGCAGCAGCAGATTCTGCGATATCTATTACTGCATCACAAGTTAGTGATTTTTCTTCTAGCGCAGTTACATCATTAACGGGAACTGCAAATGAAGTTGAAGTTTCAGCAGCAAATGGTTCAGTAACAGTTGGCTTACCAGCCAACGTAACAATTGGACAGGATCTAACAGTCACTGGAAACTTGACTGTTCAAGGAAATACTACAACACTTAATACAGAGACTCTAACCGTTGAAGACAATATTATAGTTCTTAACTCTGGAGTTACTGGATCGCCAAGCACAAATGCTGGAATTCAAGTTGAACGCGGAACTTCAACAAATGTTGAAATTCGCTGGAATGAAACCTCAGACAAATGGGAATTCACCAATGATGGATCTACATATTCTGAATTTGGAAGTATTGGTGATTATGTAGGTAACTTGACAGCTGGAACTGGAGTTACAGTATCCAATACTGGAGGAGCAAACGCAAATCCAACAATTGCAATTGGTCAAGACGTAGCTACCAACGCAGCAGTAGAATTCAGTACAGTAGCTGCTGGTGCATTCACCATTGATTCAACTGGAGAGCTTAATACCTCTACTCAGGCAGTAACCGTTAATACAATAACAACAGTTGATAGCTTTAGCAAGACTGCATACAGAACAGCCAAGTACCTAATTCAAGTCACACAAGGTTCTAAGTATACAAGCTCAGAAGTCCTCCTTGCGCACGATGGGACAGACTCCTATATGTCAGAATACGCTGTAATTGAACTTGGTGCCTCAAGAATACCTATGACAGTTTCAACTTCAATATCAGCTGGAAACGTGCTGTTAAGAGTGACAATTACAGACGCAGCAACAACAAATGCCACTGTAAAAGTTGCAAGAACATTGATAGCAGTGTAATATATTTAGTAAGTTTTAAAACTTAATAGTAAGTTTAAAACTAGAGGGACAGTGAACTTTAGTGGCAGACAAAGATTTTGTAGTAAAGAATGGTCTTATTGTTGGCGACACCGCCACAATCAATGGCGTACAAATTGATCCATCTGGCGCCACATCTGGTCAAGTTTTAAAATTTGATGGCACTAAGTTTGCTCCAGCATCAGACGAAGGAGCAACACAAACATCATCGTATACTGAAACTATAGGCGATGGGATTAATTCTACCTATACTGTTAATCATGGTTTAAATACTAAAGATATTTCTGTTTCAATTAGAGACGCAAATAGTCCTTACGATGTTGTTCAAGCTAGATGGGAAGCAACAACTAATAATTCTATAACAATAGATTTTTCTGCAGTCGTTTCTTCTTCTTCAAGAAGAGTTTTTATAACTTCTGCAGGGGCACTTGACTATTATGTCACCACAATAGGCGATGATAT